ATGTTCACGTCATGGCCAAGCGGCTGGTTCAACTGCCGCGGCGAGCTGCTCGCGATCGCCAGCTATCCGGATCTGTTCGCCATCATCGGCACCACCTATGGCGGCGACGGCGCGAGCACCTTCGGGTTGCCTGATATGCGTGGCTGCGCGCTGGTCGGCTACGATGGTGGCACCGGTCGCCTCGCTGGCCAGATCACGCCGGACACGCCGGGTGCGATCGGCGGCGCCGCGACGGTCGCGCTGAGCGTGGCGCAGATGCCATACCATCAGCACACCGCGACCACCGATGTGCAGGGTGCGCATGCCCATAATGTGGTGCTGCCGGCGCAGGGAACCGGCGTGGCGGGTGGCAGCTATCCGGCGGTGTCCACGGTCTTCGGCAACGCCAATTATGTGACCGATGTGCAGGGCGACCACCAGCACAACGTCTACACGGATTTCCGTGGAAGCAATCAGGCGCACGGCAATATGCAGGTCAGCATGCTGGTGATGTGGATCATCCGGGCAATCTGAGGAGCGAGCGATGGCACAAAACGCCGGACAGATGCTGCCAGTGGGACACGCCGCCGCCGTCGGGCCGCTCTGGGTGGCGGCCAATGGCAGCCGCTTCAGCCGCTTCTTCGGCGGCAAGGGCGGCGGCTATTTCCAGCGCATCCACTGGCTGTCGGGCATGGTCGGCATCGGCCGGTTCATGATCCCGATCGCGCCGGGCTGGCTGGTGCTGATGGACGACAATCCGGGCGGCACCACGCTGCCGCCCGACACGCCGACGGCGGCACGCCCGCCGGTCGGCGCGCCGCCCACCGTGACCATCGCCGCTGTCGCCAATCATGCGGCCGGCGCGGTGCCGGTGTCCGGCACGGTCGCGCCCACCGGCACGCCAGTGAGCTGCGCGCCGCTGATCGCTGGCGTCGCGGGCAGCTACGTGGCGATGACGGTGACGGGCACCACATGGTCGGGCACCGTCACGATGGTGGTTGGCACGGCGGTGCAGATCCGCACGCACATCACCGGCAACACCTCGATCAGCGCCGACTCCAACACGTTCAACGTGACATGACGCGGCAGGCGATCGCATTGCCGCCCGGCATCAAGCGTCAGGCCACCAGCCAGGCGTCGCGCGGGACGTGGTGGGACGCCAGCCTGGTGCGCTGGCGGCAGGGTCAGATGCAGCCGGTCGGCGGCTGGCTCCGGCTGCCCGGCATCCAGCTCGATGCGCCCGTGCGCTCGATCCTCTCCTGGCGCGACGATACGGTCGAGCGCTGGGTCGCGGCCGCGTCGCTCTCGCAGGTGCAGGTCTGGGACAGTGTCGGTCATGTCATCTCGCCGTCGGATTTCGCGGCGGGCGATCCGGCCGATCTGATCGATGGCTATGGCCTGGGCGACTATTCGGCCGACGACTACGGCACGCCGCGCGTCCCTGACACCGTGTTCGATCCGAGGGCCGGTCCCGGCGACACGGTGACGCTCGACAATTGGGGCCAGGATCTGCTGGCGATGGGCTCGGCCGACGGGCGGCTGCTGCACTGGGTGCCGAATACCGCCGTGAGCAACCTGCTGGTGCCGGTGGCGAACGCGCCGCGTGGTCGCACCTTCATCGTCACCAATGAGCGCAGCGTCGTGGTGATCGGCGCGGACGGCGATCCGCGTCGCGTGAGCTGGTGCGATCTCGAGCAGCTCACCGTCTGGGCGCCCGCGATCACCAACCTCGCCGGATCGTTGCAACTGAAATCAGCCGGCGCGGGGCTGGCCGCGCGGCGGGTGCCGCAAGGTGTGCTGATCTTCTGCAACGACGACATTCATCTGCTGACGTTCACGGGCGCGCCCTACGCTTACGGGCTCGCCAAGGTCGGCGATGGCTGTGGCCCGATCGGGCCGCAGGCGATCTGCTCGGCGCTCGGCCGCACCGCGTGGATGGGCCAGCAGTGCTTCTGGGTGTGGGACGGTGTGCCGCGCCCGATGCAGAGCGATGTCACCGACTACGTGTTCGCCAACATCAACCGCCAGACGCAGGGCCGCACGGTGTGCGGCCATAACGGCGAATTTCCGGAGTTGTGGTGGCTCTGGCCGGACGAGGGCAGCGTCGAGCCGAACCGCTATGCGACGTGGAACTACGCCGACAACATCTGGCAGCTCGGCCGCCTGGCGCGCACTGCCGTGACCGAGCCTGGCGCGTTCGGCCTGCCGCTCATGGGCGACGTCAATGGCTATTTGTTCCAGCACGAGCAGGGCTGGACCGACGATGGCGCGCCGCGTTTCACGCAGATCTACGCGGAGACCGGTGATGTGCAGCTCGGCGAGGGCGATCAGGCGATGTGCGTGCGCAGCGTGATTCCCGACATCGTCAACCCGGCGGCGTTGCAGTTCCATTTCTTCGGCCAGTGGGAGCCGCAGGATCTGCTCGAGGACTATGGTGTCTATACATACGACCGTAGTGACGGTCTGATCGATGCGCTGTTCGAGGCGCGCGCGATCCGCATGCGCATCGAGGCGGCGGCGGACGGCCCGTGGGAGCTGGGGCGCGTGCGGCTCGACATGGTGCCGGGGTCCGGACGATGAGCGGCACACATTCCCCCGCCGCGCGTGGCACGACCGCGTTGCGCCTGCCGCGCGCGCCGGGCCTCGATCCCGGTTCGGTCGCGATCAACACCGCGCTGGACCTGATCGAGCGCGCAGACGCCGCCAACGTGAAGACAGGCCAGCAGCCGGCGTTTCCGTCCGTGGTGCTGCTGTCGTCGCCGTCGCGCATCGGCTATCTGCTCACCGTCGACGATGCCGGCGTGCTGCATACCACGCAGCTGCCGGCGACGCGGCCCTACTGATGAGCGAGGCATTCCTCCTGCCACGGCTCGAGCGGGCGCTGGCCTGCGCTGGGGGCACGCACGATTTCAAACGTGACGTGGTGCCGATGCTGCTCGACGGCCGCGCGCAATGGTGGGGGCTCGGCGAGGGCGCGATCGTCACCGAGCTGGTGCGGTATCCGAACTTCAACGCGGTCAACTACTGGCTCGTCGCCGGAAAACTCGACGACGTGCTGGCGCTGCAGCCGGAGATCGAGCGCTGGGCGCGGATGCAGGGCTGCGCGCGGGCGATCGGCGTCGGCCGGCCTGGCTGGCTGCGTGTGCTGCGCAAATATGGCTATCGGCCGCTCGGCACGGCGTTCGCGAAGGAGCTGACCTCATGAGCAAGGGCGGCGGCAGCAGCGTCCCGGCGAACACCAGTTCGACGGTCACCAACCGGATCGACCTGCCCGACTGGGTCAATACGTTAGGCCAACAAAACGTTGCGACCGCGCAGGGCCTCGCGGCGCAGCCTTATACGCCCTATCCCGGCCAGACCGTCGCGCCGATCACACCGCTGCAGCAGCAAGGCTATGACGTCGCGGCTGGTCAGCTCAACGCCACGCAGCCGGTGTTCCAGCGGGCGCTCGGCCAGGTCGAGGATCTGCCGGGGAGCACGCGATCGTTGCTCAACCCCTATCTGGGGGACGTCGAGAACGCGGCGGTGTCCAACATCCAGCGGCAGGGCGACATATCGCGCATGAACCTGCAGAGCGGCGCGGCGGGGCAGGGCGCGTTCGGTGGCACCCGCTACGGCGTCGAGGAGGGGCTGCTCAACTCCGAGACGCAGCGCAACATCGGCCAGACGGTCGCCCAGATCGAGAGCCAGGGCTGGAACACGGCGATGAGCAGCGCGCTGCAGCAGGCCGGGTCCGAGGCGGCGCTGGCGACCGGCGGACAGCAGGCCGCGCTGACCGGCGCGCAGGCGGCGATCAGCGCGGGCGGCGCGCAGCAGACGCAGCAGCAGGCCGAGCTGACGGACGCGCTGCAGCGCTGGCAGCAGGCGCAGCAATATCCCTACCAGCAGCTGGGCATCATGCAGGGCGCACTCGCGGGCACGCCCTACGGCACCACCACCAACTCGACGCAGCCCTACAGCCAGAACCCCACCGCGAGCACGCTCGGCAACATCGCTGCCGGGGTCGGTCTGCTCGGTGCTGGCAGCAACCTGTTCTCCAAGGGCGGCTTGTTCGGGTCGGCGGGCCCAGTGGCGGGCCTGTTTAGCGAGGGCGGCCTGTTCGGGCCGGCCGCCGGCACGGCGGCGCTGAATGCGCTGGGACCGTCAGGCGCCGAGGCGATGCTGGGACTGCCGGCGGCGGGGTCCGCCGCAGCCATGGCAGGGTTGAGTGGCTCGGCGGGCTCGGCGGCGTTGGCTGGATTGGGCGCCGATGCGGGTTCCTACGGACTGCTGGACGCGGCGGCGGCGCTGGCATTGTGAGGAGGGCAGATCATGGCTGACGCAATCGCGGCCCCGGCGGCGGGGCAACAGAGT